TGTTTCAGCGACAAACGCAGATAATGCTCAATGCGATAAAGCTCTAGTGTGGAATTGGTCTAATAATACTTTTACTGAGCGTGATCTACCTAATCTTGGGTATATCGGTTATGGTACAGAGGGTGATCCATTAGCTCCGGGTTCATGGGCTACAGCAACATCTACATGGGCAAGTGATACACTTAATTGGAATCAATCAGCAACTACTTCATTCTTCAACCAAGCGGGGAAAACGCTGGTTTTTGCCTCCCCAACGGACCAAAAGATCTACAGACATAACTCTGGCAATCAGTCCGACACTACTGACATGACGGCGTATATAGAAAGAACAGGGCTTACTATTGATGAACAAGGAGCAAACAATCAGTCAATGGTGAAACGTGTGACCGCTGTTTACCCTAAGATGTCTGTATCTTCTGACAACACGGTGAATGTTTATGTGGGTCACCAGATGTCTACAGAAGAGGCTATTACATGGGAAGGCCCGATAACATTTAATCCTAATACGCAATCCAAAGTACCGTTTAATGTTACAGGAAAATATATAGGTGTTAAGTTTGAGTCTACAGGTGATGAGACATGGAGGCTAGATGGTTATGCGTTAGATATAAAGAACGCAGGAACCAGAGGAAGTAAGAGCTACTAATGGCTACATACGCCGATAGAGTAGTAAAGTCTGTAACACATTATGAGCCGGGGCCATTGCCTACGGACAGTGAAGACTTAGGAATCTATGTAGTAACAGAATTAAAAAGACTAGGAGACGTATTATTCAATCAAGCAACATTCAGACTGGAAAGAATACATGAAGCACCGCAAAAACCAAGAGGGGGTGATGTCAGATACGCCGATGGATCGAATTGGAATCCGGGATCGGGTGAAGGAATCTATTTCTTCAAGGAATCTACATCCGCATGGGTCAAACTTTGATATTGGTTTAGTCTCTATTGAAGACATCCCTTACATATGGGATCAGATAGAGAGCCATTTAGAACGCGCCGTCCCACACTCAGAAGGTGAGCTAGAGCCGGATGACTTTATGTCTGCTTTAGCTGATGGAGAAATGCAGTTATGGGTTGCGTTACAGGAAGATATTATTGTAGCTTCAATGATTACTCAGATAGCAAGCTACCCAAGAAAAAGAGTGTTAAAGATAATAACAATAGCAGGTGAAGATATGCATAAATGGATAGATAATCTCTACATGGTAGAGGATTGGGCTTTAGAACATGGTTGCACATCACTTGAATGTTGGGGAAGAAAAGGATGGTTAAAAGTCTTAAAAGATTGGAAATGCTCATACCACATAATAACAAAAGACCTCAAAGGTAGGATGCACTAATGGCTGATTATGAAGACTTTGTAGATGGTGTAGGCCATCTTACTGAAGCATGGAAAGATATACAGGAAAATCCAAATTCTGAGGGTGCTAAATATTGGAAAAAGAGAATGGGCGGCACTTTTTCTAAGGAAGCATTTGGTAAAGCTTACGCTAAAGAAACTAATGAATTAATTACTGGTGAATATCAAAAAAAGCATGGTTCGGGATCAACAGAGATAACCGCCGGAACAGAAACAGATTTTGCTAAAGACGCACTAAAGAGTTTACAGAAGCATGGTGTTGATGATACTCAAAAAATTCAAAATCGCAAGAATCAGGAAAAAAGTGGGAATGTATCTTCAGGTAGTGGTGTATCAACCCCTGCTACTCAATTTGAAGCAGGACAAAATCAGTATGAGTATGGTGATTCAATAACAAACGCACTTAAAAATGCAGATGGAAGTGTAGCAAGTGATGAACAGTTTCTAAAGTATCTATTGTATAATCCAGACCTAAGAGAACACTCTGAAGCTCTTGGTTTGTACGGAGATCAGGCCGCAGATTGGGGTAGGTGGCATTGGCAAACATTTGGACAGCATAACCCTGCAAGAGTGGAGGGTAACTCCCCTTTTGAAATAAAAGATCCCGAATTAAAAGGCCAGATACATAAATTCACAGAAATTCCACAGGTATATAAAGACTTAGGGCTTAACACATTAGATGAGGTATTTAAATATAGTGTAGGAACAATGACCCCCTCTGAACTTTGGGAGGTTAGGAGTGCTATAGGAGAAGAAGGTGGTGCTGATTGGTCGCTAGATTCATTTGATCCTGAAGGATGGAGATATGAAGCTGACAACCCGTATGCGGAAGGATTGCTTGGTGGCACTTTGCTACTTAATAAGGATTTGCCGGGAGGCAAACCTATAGGTCAATTGGTTGATGCGGAGGATTTAAGATTTCTCCAAGATAGGTATAATGATGCATTTATTAGAAATGACTTTCCAGATACGTGGGTTTCTCCTGCCGGTGAATGGACAGGCCCAGCGGGTCTTGAAGGTTATTGGAACACAATGACCAACGCTTACAGAGATGCCGCAGGTAATCTCAGAGCTTCTTGGGATAGACCGGATCAAGGTTGGTATGGATTTGATTCAAGTGGTGGCAATTCAGGTGGTGGTGGAGGCGGAGGCACTGGCGGAGGCCCAATGGGTATTGGTGGCCTTATGTTAGGAACCCCTTATACTCAGCCTGCACCGCAAGACTGGAGTGGGATAATGCCCACAGACAGGAGACTACAGTCACAGAGAGAACTGGTTGCTAATCAAGGGCTATTGTACCAACCGTGGGCTTCAGGACAGGCAATAGCGCCTAATCTATTAAACTATCAAGTTCCATCAGGATCATCATCAAACCCCATATTTGATCCATCACTAGCAAGCAGTTTGATTGGTGGCGCGGCAAGCGGAACCACTACCACAACCAACAACAATACACCAGAGCCAGAACTGGCAATATGGCAACAGCCCGGATTTGACTGGAGAACTGGGCAAGGCGTTTTTATGCCACAAGGCTGGGAAAGTGAATATGATTATTTGCAATCTTTTATGCCTTTGCAGGATCAAATTTCTGGATTTAAAGGTTTGCTAGGTGGTGGCTCATCAGCGGCCAATCAAAATAATGTCAATGCTAATTCAGGAAATACGTGGAGCAATCTCTATAATTGGGCCGATAGGGTTGGAATCGCGTCAGACTCTATTAGGCAAGACATTCCTGGCCAATCAGAGGGCGCAAGGTGGGGAGAGAGCTCAACATTTACCATGTAATAGGTGGGGAGAGGACAATAACCCCACCTTTAAAAATAGATTGAGGAAATAATTATGGCAGGCGGAAGCATATCAAAAACAGCACCGTGGGAAGCTCAACAACCCTACTTAACTAGGGGGTTTGACCGGGCAGAACAACTCTATAAAGCTGACCCATTGGGTATGCCTTACTACGGAGGGCCAACCCTTGCGGGATTTGACCCGGCTCAGACTGCGGCACAACAGCGCACCCTATCCTACGCTACTGGAAAAAGACCGGCGGCCTTACAAGCGGCGGCTGAGAATGTTGCGTTAGGGCAGATGGGTGGACTCACGCCTTTTTCAAACCAACAGAGGTCAGACTTGTTATCAGGAAGAGTAAATACTGGAGCAGGCACACCGTTTGGAACAACAGCCAACGCCTTACAGCAAGCAGTTCAGTCTAACTTAACTGGTAATATCTTACCGGGAATAAGAGAAAGCCTTGTAAGATATAACCCCGGCGGTAGCAGTCGTGGAGATTTAGTTCAGAACAAAGCTATAGCTAACGCAGTTCAATCAGGACTCACTAAGCCACTTGCTGATATGTATAGCTCCGCTTACCAAACCGCACAAGGACAACGTTTCCCAATGGCTCAAATGGCATTGGATCAACAATCTAGAGGAGTTGGTGGATATAGGAATATTATGGATGCGCCACTCTCTATGTCTCAGGCAATGGCAGGGGTTGGTGCAGATCGCAGAGCTATGACTCAAGAGAATATAAACAGAGCAATAGCCAAGCATGATTATGAGAGAAGCGCACCACAACGGTCATTACAGAATTACCTTGCCAGCGTTACTGGAGACTACGGCTCTGTTGTTAATCAAACACAGAAGCCTAATGTTCTAGGCTTCTTAGGTAACCTTATAGGTGGAGGGTTATTAGGTGGCCCGTAGAAAAAGAATTGTTAATGAAGAATGGGATGGAACTTATGAGGTGGTAGTTCCCACTCCTGCAGGCGCACAATGGATGCCTGAATCTCAGGCAAGAAATGTTCCAAAACCTGACCACTGGGCAGCAGACTATAATCCAGCGGGTAGATCCGCAGACATCCCTGCATCTTATTATAGCAAGGAAAAGCCTATTAACTTCAATGAAGAAATGGCGGCGGCTTTAGGAGACTCTTTTAAAAATCCACGCATGGTAGGTAGCGGCGGCAGACGGGGCGGTGGGCAAAAGCCTTATGCAAAAGATCCACAGTCAGTACAGTATGGCAGAACAGCACCTAACTTTTTGTCAGACCTGCTCTTTAGAAAGAGGAGATATTAATAATGCCGGGACTAACAAAAAAGAAAAAAATCAAAAGAGTATTAAAGCAGGTAGCTGACCCTACTGTAGCCGATGTTATGACGACTACAGAAGAGTTTGATGAAGATGAGTTTGATGAGTCCAGAGAGCTTCTTAATATGCGTGGAGGATTCAGAGAGCCACCAATGGATGTAAACATCCCTGTAGAAATGCCTGTTTCTTTAGGAAGACTTCCTAATCAAAGAGCACCAAATAGAAATCAGATAAACAACTTGGCAGAAGTATCAGACCACGCGGGTTTTGATCCTGCTCAATTTCTTGAGCCAGAAATTTCTGTACCATCCAGATTGCCGAACCAAAGGGGGCCGGGAAATGAGTGGATAAGAAGACAAGTTGTTGAGCCAGAGGAGAAGGTTGTTGGTGATCAGTTTATACGTGAAAGGAAAGGTAGAGGGAATGTTATTGTTGGCACTAAACCTGAAATAGTAGAAGAGGTAACTGGACTGCTTGGTGTAGATCCGGGTATCGGCCCCGGGGGAGAACCTCAAAGATTACCTGAAATATTACAAAGGCAAGCGTTCTTTTCCAAACAAGAAGTAAAAGGTGCGTTAGATGATCCTGACCTTGTTCCTGATCCAAGAGTATATGACCACTATGGGGAAGACATAGATGGTAAAGAACAAAGATACCTAGCGGCTCTTGGTGATATTTACAAGAAGGTTGCTATATTAAATGCGGTTGCCGCACTAACAAACTCACCTAGTCAAGCCGGTGCATTTATGCAGATGGCTTCTAAAAAGTTTGAAACCCTAGAGGGATTCCGAACTGAAAGGAGAATGCAGAAAATAGGTAAGGGTGTGTTCTTTACAGAGGACGGTGAATTTGATGCCCCCAAAACTAAACAAGAGGCTTATGAAAGAGCTGTAGCATTTGGTGCTTCACCAGATGAAGCCGCTGCTATAAGCGGTGATCTTGAGGAGACAGCAACCGCTACCGGCAGTTATACTACATGGTATAATACCATTACAGGTGAAACTGAAACTTTCCGACCCGGCTTTGCTCCTGTTGATGAGGAAGGTAATATTATGGAGGGGTGGGTTAAAGGATCTAAACCTCAAGGTGCTAGAGAAGAAAGATTATTTCAGGATGTAGAAAGACTAATACAAGCCAACCCCATAGAAAATTTTAATGTAGCATTTGCTGAATTAAGAAGGTATTATTTGTCAGCAAAAGATGCGATGGGTCAACTATTAGCACTGAGAGGTGAGGAAGCAGAGAAGATGGCTCTTGCTCAATTAAGAAATACATATGAAAAGCTAGGATTATCTATGCCCACTGAGGGCGGTGAAGAGCCTATAGTTCAAGGTAAAGCACGTAGAAAAGGAACCTAATAAATGCCAACTGTCGATTTCAAGGTAGGTGGTATAGACTATGAGCTTGATGTTTCTGAAAAGTTTTTTGATCTTTCAGATAAAGAGCAGAATAGAATACTTCTTAAGAGTATATCTGAAGATGATCCTGCATCATTTGCACAGTCTTATAAAGATGAGGGGTGGTGGGATCAAACTAAAGATACAGGAAAAGAGGTGGGTGGCTTTATGCTTAAAGCCCTACACCAATTGGGCAGACCACAGAGTGCAATAGCAGGTGGATTGTTTAATATCCAAGAAGAGGCAATGGGTAAGGGTGGTGATGAGGATCGTTCTTGGTGGGAGAAATATGTAAATGAAACCCTAGAAGGAATGAAGGAAGGATTCACTTATGAAGATGAGAAAAGAATTCAAGACCTCATGGCTCAGGCTAACCCACAATGGGTAAAAGAACACCCCATACTCTCCACTGTATTAGGTTTTGCCGGTGATGTGGTCAGCGATCCACTCAATCTTTTAGGTGTTGGCCTTATAAGACAGGCTATTGCCGCACCAGTTAAAGGTCTTTCATCAGCCATTGGAAAAACCCCCACAGGAGCCGCGCTTGCAGAAGCCGCAGACAACCCTGTGTTACGTGCGTTTAATGTATATACTGGCGATAAGAAGAAAGCCAGAGCATTATACATTGATATGCTTGATAAGATTAAAGGGAGTCAAGCACAATTAGGCAGACAAACCAAAATTGACACAAGACATTTAAAGTCAGTGGCAAAACAACTGGGCGTTACAGTTGATGATCTACAAAGACAGATCGCAAGAGAGGTAGAAGGTGCGGCTAGTATACGTGCTGACCTACCTGCTGATCTTACTGGCACAGCCAGTGCTGTTGCTAAAGCAGAGGCAGAACACCTGTCATCAACATTTGGAAGGCAGATAGCTGAAGAAACCGCAGACGTTCCTATCCCCGGTAGGATGCCGGAAGGAATGGTTGGCCCTGCCGCTCCTATGGGTACTGTCAAAGGCCCGGATGTAGGCATTATAGGTGAGGCCGGAGGTGAACTAGGGGCTAAAAGAGCGCAGGATTTAGGTGTAAAAGGATACCTTCCACACTTGTTAGCAGAAACAGGACGGCGTGGTCAAGCCTCCGCAAAGAGTATGCGTGATCTGTTTAGAAGAAATCCAAGTGCCGCAAGAAGAGAGCATGGCGATACGCTTGAAGGCATTAACGTATCCCATAAGGGAAGGGCTGATAATGTAGATGGTCGGGATTTCTTTATAAGAGATATACCAGTTATAGAAGCCACACGAACTGCACGTAGCGCACACACCATTGCAGGAAAAGATTTTCTTAGAGATGTAGCGGCAACTCTAGGGCGTAGGGCTGATGAGGCTCCCGATAATTGGAAGAGCATCAATCATATTGAAGGTGTTAGGTTTGATCCTGAAGTTGCCCCGTTCATAGAGAAGATGTACAAGACTGTGCATGATCCTAAAGAACTTCATAAAGCATTGAAGTTTATTGATGGAAGCACAAGATGGTGGAAGATGTGGAGCTTAGGGTTACGCCCTGCGTATCACGCAAGGAACGTAGTAGGTAACTTGTGGAATGCCTATAACATAGGAGGCATGAGCAATCCTATCAGATCAAAACAGGCAATGGACATACAGAGAATGTCTTCACTTGCTCCAGACACTAAGGTTGGACGGTTAGCAGAGAAGGCTGTTGGAGCCGGAAAGTTTCACGGGAAACAAAAGATAGGAAAGTTTGGTCAACACTCTAATGAAGATCTATGGAGAATGGCTAATGAAGATGGTGTACTTAATCATGGTCAATATTCTTTTGCAGACTTAGGCACAAGGGATGTAGAAAGATTTGTTGTAAACCAATCTCCCAAAACTACAAGAGAAAGGTTAGGTGCTTGGGTTACACCATCCACAAAGAACAGAGTATTAAGGGGAGGGTTTGCCGCAGGCAGGGCTTTAGAAAATAACACAAGGCTTGCGCTTTACCTTGACACCTTAGCTAAGACAGGCTCACGACAGGCCGCTAAAAATAATGTAAAGAAATCCTTATTTGATTATGGAGATCTGTCATCATTTGAACAGAATGTAATGAAAAGGTTTGTTCCTTTCTATACATGGAGTCGTAAAAATATCCCGGCACAAGTGGAAGCCCTCATAAAGAATCCGCAGAGAGGGGTCAAGGTTGACCACCTCATAGACAACATTCAGTACGGTATAGATACACCATCACCAGATGATATTAGTGAATGGATGGCAAGCCGCGATCCTGTGTTTATGGATAAGTTTTTCAAGGGCGGCGATGAGGATGTGCATAAAGTTATAACCCTAATGAACTACCTACCGTTAGTAGATCCTGAAAGGCTTGTTGAGTTTGGGCCGGTGAGGGAAGGCGGTTGGTCTGTCCCAACCCTGCTTGCTGAGATGACAACCCCATTTCTAAAAGCCCCCATTGAGGCGGTCGCAAATTACGACCTTTACAGGGGCAGAGATATAAGAGAGTATAAAGGACAGACAGTAGATTTTCTGGGCATTAAGATGCCAGTTCACCTTGCTAAACTTGCGCAGAACCTGGTGATGCTCTCTGAGTGGGATAGATTAAATCCCGGAGGTATGTTTGGTGAAGCTACCAAAGACCCAGAAACAGGAAGGGTTGATCGTACTGAATCAATGTTTGGAGTTCAAAGGCATTCCAGAATAGATGCCCCTATGTCTCATAGGCTGTTACAATATATTGTAGGTCTAAGACCTTATGAGGTTAAAGAAGACCAGAAAATGTGGAATACTCTGACAGTAAAAAAGGATTATGACAGATTAAAGAGACTTCTTAGAAATGCTTTAGCTTCCGGCAAAACTCAAAAGGCAGAAGAGATACAGAGAGCAATGATAAAAATGATGAGGACTATGGGTGAATAATTTATGACAAACGGAATTCCATTCAGCAAGAGCATATCTCTTGGGCATATCATAGCTACTATAGGTATAATCATAGCTGGCTTCACCTTCATCTATGATCTGAGAGAGGCTATCAGTATACTTCAGTTCAAAGGGGATACAGTAGAGCAGAGATTAGACAGAATAGTAAACAGAACAGATTCCCAATTCGATCAGATCATGGATCATCTGGTTAGACTTGAGGAAAAGATTGACACACTAAAAGAGGATAACTAAGAGCATGAAGAAACTTTTATTTGCATTACTTTTTCTACCTATGAGCCTGTTCGCAGCAGACTTTGATAAGATAGGTGTAGATGTATCCGGCTCCAACGATCAAGGGGTTCACTTTGGTATAGCAGATAGCGGTAGTTTGCGTCTTGCTTTGGCGGGTGAGGGGTATACTTTTACCTTTAATCAAGACGGTAATGACATTGCTGTTAGCTCATACGGTGTTGAATTAAGTAGGTCTGATTCCAAAAATATAGGAGTAGGCTATGGAGCGGGAATTGGTATATTTGATGGTGGGGTGCATTATCATTGGATGTCTTCTGGTGACCATATTGTAGGAGGGGCTACCACGCTCACAGTTGCGGGTGTTAGCCTTGAAACCTCTGCAGATTGGAACCTGAGCGCCTCAGATGTTAATGGAAAAGTGGGAACTTCACTAGATTTGTGGGGTGCAAAGGCATCTGCAATATCTAAATGGGATATAGATGACCTATCTTATGACGGCTTGGAACTTGGCGCAGGATATGCTATTCCTGTGGCTGCCGGTATACATATCACTCCGTCCGTTGGTATGGACTTTGACGGCGACTGGGAACGTGGCGATGCAACTGCTTCTGTTTCTATTAACTTATCATTTGGCAGAAATGGAATTCCAGCATCTTAAAATAGTTAAGGAGTCTTATAGTAAGCATCTATGGTTTACGATTAGAATATCCTCTATACTTTTCTTGCTTTCTATATGTGCCATTATTCATGGGCTTCTTCCTTCTATACTGGTGGGAACAGTATCAGATAAGATCAAGCATTTAAATACGGTTCTCAGTGAAAGATGAATATAGACGCTAAATTCTTTGGCATTATTATTTTCCTGGTAAGTCAAACGGCTGCTGGAATATGGTGGGCTGCAAGTTTATCTTCTGAAGTAGAAAGGCTTGGGGGTGTTCAAGGCACATCAATTCCGTCGATAGAAAAAGCCATTGAGGGTCTGGACGTTATGGGTTTCAGGGTAAATCAACTTAGTAAAGATCTAGAAAAAATAAATAACCGCAATGACGATATTGAGGATCAGCACTCCAGATTGTTTGAGGCTTTGCAGGGGAATCAAATACAGCAAAACTCAAAGGGTTATGGCGGGTACGAATGAGCGATGCGATTGATGTAAGCGACAAGACTAAATTCGCTATGCCTGTACGCAACCTGATATCTCTGGTTGCATCTGTGGCTGTAGGTGTCTGGGCTTACTTTGGCATTATTGAGCGACTTAACATGATTGAAACTCAAGCAATTTTAGTTCAGGCTGATCTTGTTAAGAACACAGAGTTTAGAATCAAGTGGCCTAGAGGGGAGCTTGGCGCGTTACCCGCAGATGCAGAACAGTTCATGTTAATTGAACACTTATCGGGGGAGTTCGACAAACTTCTCCACAATATTGAAACAGGTAAAGCCCCCTTTGACCAACAACAAGCACTCACTCTGGACTTCTATAAGCAGAGAATAGAAACCCTTGAGGGAAAGGTAGAGGTATTAAAGGACACAGTGGCAGACCTAAAGGCTCATAATGGGAGCGCAAGATGATAATTAAAACTATGTTTGTGCTTATGCTGTTTGTTAATGGAAGTGTCATTGAGTTTATGGGACACCATGAGAATGAGAAAGGTGAATGGGTGGAGATGGGTGTACCCGGATGTCTCTCTATGAAGAGGACACTTTCTAGGAATGGATGGAAAGACAACGCTGACACTAACACCAGATACGCCTGTGAAAAACATGAGGTTGCAGTAGAAGATAACTGGGAAGGCAGAGAAGTGGTGAGGAAAATAATTGACTAATGATAATAACGACACAAGCGCAAGAGAAGGTCGATCAGACTCTCAATGGAGAAGGATTCTTGGGTATCCACTTAGAAGGTGGAGGGTGTTCCGGCTACAAAATCAAGCTATCTCCCACTGGAAGTTTACCAGAGGATGCTATGATGATCTCAGATACTATTTATTCTGATGCCCATTCCCTTGACTTACTTGGAGATGCGTCTATGGATTGGGAAGACGATCCATTCAGACCCTCATTTAAATTTGTTCCGCCAACCGGATCGCACTCATGCGGGTGTGGATCAAGTTTTCAACTGGATTAACAACTATGGAGACAATAAATGGAAATAATCAAAAAGATATGGAAAGAAATCTCAGAAAAACCTTTATGGGCAATCGCTATTTTAATGGTTGCATGGTGGCTCTTTGCTTAATCATCCTAACAGGATGCTCAACGATCAAGAAGGCGGCGATAGTAGGGGCATCGGCTGGATTGGGTGCGACTGCAGGGAGTGTGATCGGTGGGGGTGCGATTGCACCAATAGCGGGGAGCATGGCGGGTGCCTCTGTAGCCTCTGTCGTGACGGATGGAATGAAAGGGGAGTCAGCTCAGGCACTTGAGGTAACAGGGGATGCCACAATTATACAAGAAGCTCCCTCTAATTTCTTTTCATTGTTGCAACAACTTGTGGAGATGGGCGGATGGTTGCTGATATTAGTTATCTTAGTGCCGATGGTTCTGGGCTGGGTGCTTCCGGGACCGCTGGAGAAGAAGAAGAAAAAACGCTAGTCCTAATAAGGTGGATGGATATAATATCCTACTCTGATTGGACGACGCATGATAAGGTGTCATGCCCAACCTTTGAGAGCATAGGCTGGCTTGTACATAAAGATGGAAAAGAAATAAAAATAGCCACCACACTAGACAAGTATGATGGCTTAGGAGAACAGGAAGGTAGAGCAACTTACTACGGGGTCACTTCTTTTCCCTCTGGTTGCGTTCTTGAATGCGTTGTTCTGCATACTCATCCAAGCTGATACCCTCCATCTGCTCAAATCTTTCCCCCCATGTCAACCCTGACTTGGGGGTTTTTTTATTTCTATTTACCCAACAGAATCTAGCAAAGTAATACCTCCTATCTTGTTGATCTTTATCATATTTTTCACTCCATTTGCTATAGTCTTTCATCCAATTTATCTATCGTCAAAACGTGCATGTCTGACCTAGTTGTATAGGAGGGCATGTTAGGATCAACATAACCTTTAGGCCACAGTTCAGACTCAGAGAAATAATCCTCTGTTGTTTTAAAACCACACAACCATAGGTGTTGCGGGTCTATATATTTTCCCCCGCTATCCCTATCCCCATACTGCAAGCTAAGAAATGCGTAAGTATCAGGTCTTTGGTGTTTACTATACACCGCTACCTGTACTATGTAATCAGGTCTTGGCTTGACAGCCCTCTGTTTTGTTTTCACTTCCAACTTCTTACCACCCACTACCATGTCATAGTCTTTGTTGTCAGCTACCTCTACTCCAAGATATTTAGACAAGGCAAGCTCCCCTAACCTGCCTGCAAAAGATCCCATTACCTGAGCCTTACCGTTGAGTATGTTGTGGTGGAATTTCTTTACATGATTCTTGGACCACTCCATAGCAGTATCCATCATCTCTTCATCAAATTCAAGTTCTCTCATATTCCTTTACCTTATTTATTATTGCCAAATCCCTCTCTTCTTTATCTTGGAATGGTCCATTACAGCAGAGATATGTCTTCTTGGTAGAAGACAGGAGAAACCATAAGGAGCCATCCGGTCTTGAAAATCTTTCACATCTATAATCTGTCCCTTCAACGCGACCAAAGTTAAAAGCACTTCTTTTCATCCATGATATTCTCACCGTAACTCTTTCATTTTTCTGTGCAAGTGTAATGCACACCTGAATGCTAAGAAGTTCTCCTCCACATCCTCAGACCTTACGGACTGAAACTTACCAGTCTTCTTATCGCATCTTAAAATGTACGTCGCATCCACTGGCATACCAGTCATATCCTCTACCGCCTTAGCATAAGCGGCCACCTGAAGGTGATACTCCGGGTAAATTCTCTTTGATGTCTTCCAATCAATAACCGCATGTTCACCGTTAATGGTAGCAACCGCGTCTGCCGTACCCGCATACCCGTAATCGCGGTGGTATAGTTTCTGCTCAACCGCAAGCCACTCCACCTCATTCTCCTGTAACCAAGCCTGAAATGCCTTAATAGCAGTCTGAGCTTCCTTTTGTTTAGGCATCTTAGGTTCCTCACCTTCCCCAAGATGAAACTGTATAGCCTTCTCAACCCATTCATGTGTTATTGTTCCTATATTTATTGCGTCAGTAGACGTACTCTTGTAAGCCGTCTTTACTCCGTTGGAAAGAAAATCAATTCCCGCAGTCTTTGTAAGGTTTTTTGCCAACCACTCAACACCTTCCTTCAGCGCCCACGGAACTAGGGCGGGTTTGGATATTATGCCGCAAGCCTGAGTGACGGACGGCACAATCTCCTTCCCAACCATATAAGAGTGATAGGCTTCAGCGAACTGAAGCTCTACCTTCTCCCCATCGTGATAGTTAATAATCAAAACGGTATGTCTGTAGCCTCAACAGCAGGCTTAGTAGACCCGTTCCCACTATTGTACGGCTCCTGTAACTTGCCGGAGAAATAGCGGTTCCCTTTTTTGGAAACGTTATCCCAAAGAGATATTGAGATTTCCTCCCCATGCCACAAAGCAGTGCCAGTGAAATCAGGACGCTTCTCATTTCCATCTTTATCATTTACAAATAGTACAATCGTATCATCTTTCATGTCCATCTTAGTTTCCTCTTAGTTTCATTTAATGTCACCCTACCATACGTTGATTAGCCTGTTCAGTGCGCCACACTTCTATCCTTAGCTCATTCTGTTTCAGCTTCCACCGTAATTCTTCTTCAGCTTCAATCGCTATAGCTATAGCTTTGTTGGCCTGTTCCATTTCCGGCTGAATGTTTACCCAGTGTTCCTTATCAGCCACCGTTTTACCAAGCGCCCTACCATACAGTATTGACCTCTGTGTTTTCTTAAACTCCTGTACTTGAAATGAGTTCGCCTTAGCTTCTGCGTACTTGGGCGCAAGCTCTTCTATATTATCTAACCAAACTTCTGTACTCTTCTTCATATTTTAAACCATATCACCTCATCTTTAAACGCTTTGTCGATTGTTTTCAGTATCCAATAGGCCTGCAGGTCAAGTAACTCAGCGTTACCGTTGTGCAGATCCATATGGTGCTTGTAACACAAAGGCATAACAAAATAATCGTTTGCCTTTCTAGCGGCGCTACCAGATAAGGGGCTACACCTCCCCCTTAAATGGTGAGCGATGATAGTATCATCCTCAATACCACAATCAATACAAGGGAGTGATGCCACCCACTCCCTATATTTTTTACTCTCTATTTTTGGCTCCTTTGCAAGCATCACCCTTTATCCTCAGACATGTGATACTCTATTAACAGATTAGCATACTCAACGATCTTACGCAAGTCCCCCACCGGATCTCCTTTCTTATTCCAACGGCTTGCATACTTAACTATATTGCCACTACAAAAGTCCAGTTCATTAGCCGTGATATAATCTATTGGCGTAATCTTCATTGAGTTGTAGTAGTCCGGTTTCATATTCCACAGACCCCGCTTAAGCATTGCTCTTCACTGTTGTCCTCAAATACCACTCCACGCTTGCTGTGAGCCTCCTCATAAGGAACGGACGCTATAGGCTGACCACCCCTACTACCGTCTGGATAGATCGTCAGACCGCGCAATCCCGGAGCATACTTACGAACAATTCTTGCAAACTCCTTAACCCTGTCTTCATTATTAAACTCTGTACCCCACGCAGGAAGGTTTATCGTGGAGCTAATTGCATGGTCCACATATTTCTGAAGCTCATGCTGAAACTTTATTCTCCTCTCAAAATCTTCAGCTAAGTCTACCGCCGACTCTATAGAATCGGGACTGATTCCTTCTTTAATAAGCTGTTCTGCTGTACCGTCAACGACAAATTGATACTTCCATCTGGTTCCTTCTGTAAGGTAACGACGGCGGTATGCGACCGCATAGATTGGCTCAACTCCACTAGTTGTTCCAGACAAGATGCTAATTGTTCCAGTAGGTGCGATGGCTCTGTATCCTTTAGGTCTGTTAAGAAAAAGTCTGTCACAATGCTCATTTGCTGCTCTTGTGCTTTCTTGCTCATACACTTTCATCCATGTTTTTAATTCATCAGTAAATTCATACCGATATCCTCTCTTCAATAACCATTCATGCATCCCCATAAGACCAAGACCAATGCGACTGTTCTGCTGTCGGACCTTCTCAACCTTCTCATATGGTAGATGCGCTCTAATTAATCCGCATACAAGAAACTTGGACGCTAGATTAACCACATCCCTCAACTCTTCAATGCTCTCTATGTTGGCAAGATTAACTGAACCCAAGTTACATACATCTGAGTCATCTTCTGATGTAATCTCAGTACAGGCATTGCGTAAGGTTTCATTCTGCTTCTCACCAAAGTTAAAAGAAAATCCCGGCTCACCCGTCATCATAGCTTGTCGGCAATTCTCCATAAACACATCAGACATTCCATTCTTTAGCCATGCATCATCATAGTTAAGACTGACATTCATCATGTCTAGCGGTGCGGCATAGTTAAAGTTTAATTTCTTCATGTCAGCAATGCTATACTC